ACTCTCGGTGTGCCGAATACGACAGTATGAACGTCGAAGTCCTCGGCAAGCTCGACGTGCCCGACTTGCAGAATACCGCCGCCCTTGGAGAACCCGGCAGCAACAACGTGAGGCGCTCCATCCAGCTCTGCGCACACATCCTCACGTATCGACCGCCACGCCCGCGCGAATCCCCGATGCACTTCAGCGGCGCGTGGTGCAAATCGCAAATTTACACCCAACCACGAATCGAGGCCGCTCGTCTCGCGCACAAACAAATACGCCGTGTCGCCCTCGCGCTCCACCGCCCACTGCACCGCGTATTGATTCGCATCACTCCACTCAGCGCTGCGACATCGGTCGAATAATTCGCGATAGCTCATATCATTCATCGCTATTTTCATCCTCATCGTTGCCGCTATCGGGCTCCGGCTCCGAATCACCCCAATTTATCCACGCCGGTGTCGGCAAATCGTCGTACTCGCGCCTGAGTTTCGAGCGGTTCGACGCGGCGCGGGTACCGTTGAGGTTGCGGCTCACCCGGTCAAGGGTGGTCGCGCCCATCTCGACGTACCCCTTATCGGCGCGGTACGTTTTCGCCGGGTCGATATTCGGCATCGGTGCACCGATCCAGCGGCAATTCATCCATGCCGCACGCAGTCGTGGGTCGCTCCATCCGGGAGCGGCGATACGGCCGGCGGCAATTTCGAGGGTTAACCATGTTTCAAACGTAGGATTCAGGTAGTCGGTTGCCATTTCCTGCTGCCAAATCTGCGCAATTCGCCAGAACAGGATGAGCGTTGCCCGAGACGCCGAGTAGTTTTGCCCGAATTTCATCAAGACGACTTCAAGCGGTATTGACATGCTCGCCGCGATATAGCCGGTAAACGCATCGACAAACTTGTCGTAGCTGTCGGCCTGATTACGGTCACCGAGCTGTTTGATTGTATCGCCACGGCGGAGGTTGAGTATCGCGGTACTGCCCGGTGTGCTGATTGTCGCCTCGGGAATCGGGGTGTAGTTCGGCATGCCGGTATGCTCAGGTGCGTCGGTTTCGGGTTCCTGAGATTCCGAGCCGAACATCTGCGCCGCCGGGCCTGCACCACCGGGTTGACGGAGAATTCCCTCGAGCGGATTCGACGGGTCAAGCTGCGAGTTTTCCACCGCCATGATCAGGCTGGCGACGTTGATGGCCCGTTTTACCGTCGACACCGAAAAATCGGTGAGGTTTTCAAACTCCTGTAGCGCATGAGCGAGCCGGGAGTATCCGCGTCCCTGGCCGGGGTACTCGGAGTAGTAGCCGTGGAGCATATGCGGGAGGCCTGAGCGCCGGCCGATGTGCGGTATTTCGCGCTGCTCATACTTCCCGGTCGCGGGGTTGATGTACCAAACTTTGTAGGCGCGTTCGGTTCCGTCGGAATTTCTGATTATGCCGTCGTTCTTGGAAAACTGCGCGTATGTCGATGTCCATGCGTACCCGCGTATCTGATTCGGGTCGTACATGTCGAATTGCAGCGGGCTGAGCAGATCCCGGGACGGTGAGTAGTACAGCCGGACAAACTGGTCATTGTCACGCTGCTGCGCAATCGCGTACAACCGCTGCGACTGATACCAGTTCATCGTCTGCGCGCGGTGTTGCCGTTTCGATTGCGCCCACGAGTCGAATGCATCTTCGACGGTGCGCGCCCATTCCTCGGCTTGCTCGGAGCTGATTCCGAGGATTTCTGCTTTCGGCTCGGATTCGAGTTTCAGTCCGATATCGACGACCGAATCAGCAAACCGGTCGACAATCGCCTTGGCCTGTGGCGTGTCGTGGTATGCGTTTCGGGCCTGTTGCCTGAGTGCGAAATGGTCAAGCTGCCGGGTCGGCGCGTAAGATGATAATCCGTAATCCCATTTCGCCCCACCTGATTGTCCCGCTGCGAACGAGTGTCTACCGCCGGTGACCATCGCGTTGATCAACTGCGCCTGCCGCGATATCGCGGTATCGCGTTTTTCGATCTCGGTTTTCACCGCGGCGGCCGCGCGCCGGGACGGTAGGATACGGTCGAGTATGCTCATCGATGCCTCCGCGTGTGGCCGCCGGTACCGCCGGTGCGGCGGATGTTGATGTTTACGAGACCCGTATTTTCGAGTTTACCCCACAGCCGTTCGATTTCGGAGTCGATCCGGTCGAGCTGGCGCTTGACCTCATCGATGCGGCGGTAGGTCGTCTGCTGGCTGCCCTCGCCGGAGTCGAACCGGTAGGACTGCACATATCCGCCGCCTGCGGTCATGCCGTTGAGGAGCGCCTCGTCAAGGGCGTCTCGTTGAGCCTCAAGTTTTGCTATCTGGTCGCGTATGCGCTGTGCTCGCGCGGGCAATAGTGCCATGCCATGTATTGTGATACCTATATATAGTGTTTGTCAAGTGGCGGTTTGTTATTTCCGCATAAAAAAGCCCCGGGAGGAGTGGCCCGGGGCAGGAGGAAAAGAACGGGGCCCGTATGATCATACAGTACCCGTATAGTACCACGGATATGTTGGGGTGTCAAGCGTATGAATTTTCGTGTCTTTTCTCCGGCTGACCATACGGGAACTCAACGCCTGCTGCCTGCGACATGTCGCGCAACGTCCAGCGTTTGACCTCCTCCGGCGGCACCGGTGGTATGCGGCGGCGGCGAATTGTCGCTTGCAAGTCCGAGACGCGCGAATCGAAATACACATCTGCGGCGCACATCGCGTACACAAACGTGTCGAGGGCTTCGTTCCGGCGGCCGCCTGCGTCAAACGTTCCGTCGGCGCGGCGCTCCTCGGCGGTGAGCATCTCGTAATATCGCGGGCCGTAGTCGCGAGGAAAATCGATGAACCCGGGTTTTTGTACCGGGCCGTCTTGCCGGTGGGTGTTGTTGATGCGGTTGTAGATAAGCTGTTTGTACCTGTTTGTTGATATCAGGTAGTAGTAGTTCTCGCCGGCGCCGATTTTCTCGGCGCGGTACCGCTTGAAATCCGTCGGGCTCGATGCGTCCACGTCCGGGGATTCGTTTTTGTTCCGCTTGAGGGCGTGGACACCCTTGATTGGGAACGTCATCGGCCATCGCTCGCAGAACGCTTCGGCAATCGTCTGCGTTGCGCCGTCGCCTGAGTCTACAAACACGATCTGCACCGGGAACGGGTGATTATCCGATTCTCGGTGGAACGTGAGCCGGATTGCCTCGGCGCGCTCATTCAGTTCTTCCCACGCGCCGGAATACGGATCGTCAATAGGGCCTTCGATGCGCCAATAATCGATACTCCATATCCGGTACCCGGCACCATGGCCGAGAATCTGCGCCTCAAGTCGCGGCGGATTGTTCGGATCGGTTTGACTCCCGCGCTGCACGTCGATACCCATCGTGAGGTACAGCACGCCATACGGTACCGTCCCGCGCGTGTATGTGCCCGCGAGGAGCTGCACCTTCTCCGCGCTCGGACGTGCGCCGGTCTCGCGGTAGGGCATGCCGGTATAGAGGTTACAAAAACTCCGCGCTCCCTCGGGGTCTTCGGTGATGTCGATGTAGTGCTGGTAAAACTCTTTCCATGACAGCATACCTACCGGGCTGTACAGCGATGATATGTGGTACGACCGGTACGCCTCTTCCCGGGCGGCCACCGTCGGAACCCATGCGCCGTCGGCGAGCATGTCGGTTTTGTGGTAGTTGTGGATCGTGCCGGCGCATTTTGGGCAGATGTACACCGCATCGCGTAGATGACCGCCTGAGGAAAACACCGGTTGTAGCCCGGTATCCTGCGACTGCCCACCGTGCCATACGAGCTCCTGCCGCTCGCCGCAATGCGGGCACGGTACGATGTATTTGCGTTGGTCGCCTGCTTCGTAGGCTCTCCATATCAGCGACTCGACGTATGTCGTGGGCGTCGAGAAATCGAGAATCTTTTTCCGACTGCCCCATGCGTTTGTCCGGGCGTAGGACACCGAGAGCCAATTCCCTTCACCGGTTCTGAGCATAGGCGGGGCCCCGTCGATCTCGTCGCGTATGAGGATTCGTTTACTGTCCGACCGAAGTGACGCGGCGGACTGCGCCGAAGCCATGTCGAGGTTCCCGCCGATGTACTGTTTGCTAAGCACCTTATCACCGGTACCGCGAGGTCCTGACTGCATCGTCCTTGATCCGATGATTTTCTCACGGATTCCGAGTGAGTCAATCAGCGGCTCGAGGCGTTTCGTCGCCCATTTTTTGAGCAGGTCATCGGAGGCCGAGACGAACAGGATTTCCGACGGTGACTCATCCATCCAGTAGCCAACCACGTTTTCCGCCGCTGCGGTGAGTCCGAGCTGAGCTCCTTTCATAACGACAGTACGGATAACGGGTGAGTGCGGACTCATGTTGTCCATGATCTCTACCGCGTATGGAGTGCGCCGGTTGTCCCACAATCCCGGGAACGGGGTGGAGGATGGCATGATCCGCCGTCCCTGGACGTACTCGGATATTCGCTCAGCCGGCGGTTTCGTTGGTCGCTTGCGAATTTCGGCGAGGAAAAAATCGCGGTCGGACTTTGTCATCCGTACAACATCATCAGTGACTGCCATTTTGTCCATTCGCTCCCGGCGGCACCATGGCATCAACCCCGAGCTCATCCGGCGTGATGATCACCTCATCGGACAGCCACCGCTCAATGATTTTCTGCGTGTTCGCCATAACACTGTACACCGCCTCATCGATGATTTTTCGCACGCGAATTTCAGCCTCCGGGTCATCCACACCAAGCGCGCCTGCAACATCCGGCGCAATCCGGCTGCCGATCTGCGTCCATTGTGTCGTATCAACCGTCCACAATTTGTTGATTACCTCGCGCACGGACTCCTGCCGCACAAGTTCGCCTCGTGTCTGAGCGTTCGCCATCTCAACCTTGATCGCATCGGCGAGTTTTTTTCGGTCTGATATATCGTAGGCGGCAAGTTTCTCCGCTGACACCGGAGCGTAGGGTTTCGACTCCGGGACGGGATCGTATGGTTCAGGATCCGCACCGGCTGCTACCGGCGGCGGGGTTTCAACTGGTTTTGTGTCGGGTTTCTGCGCGGCGGGGGCACGCTGGCGGGCGGATTTTACCGCGTCGGACTGTTTGCCTGGTTTGACTCGATTGCGCTTCGCAATCCATGCGCGCACCACATCGTTGTCCAGATCAATCATGTTGCGGTCATCAACCGGCACCGCCTCGCGCCTAACCGCCTGATGCATTGCCTGTCTGCTGATTCCCGCTTCCCGTGCCGCTGCTGCGATGCTCACATAACGCATGCTGTCAAGTATTGACGCATTGACGCCACGTCGTCAAGTCTGAATCGTCAATATTCAAAAAATCCTATATAGGAGCGAAATATCGCGGTCGCGAAAATGAAG